CCTTTGCCATGAGCGTCGCGTCGCCGGTCAGCTTCGAGTACACGGCCTTCTGAACCTCAAGGAGTGCAGAGCCCGCCATATCTCACCTCACCGCCTCTTTCAGCGCCGCTTCGAGCCTTCCGACCAGCAGAGGGGTCTCCTCGTCGAAGGCGGGATAGAGGAACGGCTGCGCGGCCATCTTGACCGTACCCCACTCGTTATAGGGGCCGTAGTAGACATCCGTGCCGACCGAGCCGGAGAACTCAGACTCAATCTCAGTGTGGATGGAGGACCTGAGCCTCCCGGTATCCACGGGGCAGCGCCTCTTTGCGCCGGATTCGACCTTGACGAGGGAAGTCATCACTTCCTTCGAGGCGGCCTTCCGCACGCCCGCCGCCGCCTCATCGAGTCGTCCCATGAACTCCCGCAGGTTCAGGATCCTGATCTCGATCTTCATGCGACCTCCTCGCAAGCAAGGATAAGAATTGTATGATGCTCCTTCGGGTCGATGACTGCCTTGACGTCGAAGGCCCTCGTGCCGTAGAGGACGCGTTGCGCCGGCGAAACCCCGGTGCGATATCGGATCGTGACCTTATAGGTAACTTGTCCCTGCAGCTGCTGCGCGATGTAGGGCTCCTTGCCGGTGACGGGTTCGACCGCCGCCCACGTCGTCGCGACGTCCGTCCACGCTACCGTCGCCCCGCCCGCGCCGTCGGAGGTCCTCGAAGAGCTTTGCAGCTTGATTCTCTTGCTCATTTCCCCGATCGTCAAAGCGTCATCACCCTGTACGCGTCCAAGATCCTTCTCGCTTCCGGCGGGATTTCCTCGCTCTCGCGGTTCTGGTACCAATGCGCGACGATGAGCTTGATGGCCGTCTTGATCGCGTCCGGGACATCCGCCGCCGTCGCTCCGTACCCCGCCGTGAACCTGATAACCATGGAGTTGTAGGGGCGGAGGGAGGAAGGCCACGTCTTCGACGACGCGAGCAGGATCCTGCCCGGCTCGGAATGAATGTCGACGACGTAGTTCGACGACGCCCAGAGCGTCTCGGCGTCGCTCAGGTCGTAGTACTTGACCGAGACGACGGATATCAGCGGCGGCCTCGGCACGGCGAGATAGCCGTGACCGGGGTAAGCAAGCGTCCAGGGCCAGCCTCTCGGCAGATCGTCTATGTCGTCCGACGCGAGGCCGGGCGCCCCGTCGATCATCCAATCCCACGTCTGCGTGACGAACGCCCTGCGGGTGTACGACTCCGCTTTTTGCCTTGCGGCGACGATCAATGCGGTGATCAATGCGTCGTCGTCGGTGAGGTCTACCTTGACGAAGAGCTTCGCCTCGGCGAGCGTCACCGGTTCGAGGGTCGGCGCGGTAATGATCTTGAGGCCGGTCATCATCTCATCCCCTCATTATGAAGGCCAATTTATAGTATGGTGGCCTGACATTCGTATGGTCGTTTGGTTGAGTAACGGAATGAGATAAGACTGGAGTATTGTGAGTGTGAGCGAGCAAGGTTACCGTTGAGGTGGTAGTCCCAGATTTGGTAGCTCCCGCACTCGCTTGACTCGTTGCCGTAGCGGGATGATCTGCGACCGCCGAACCGGAATGAGTGAGAGTGTCGGAACCGCCAACTCCCCCAGGTTCCTCAGCCCCCGAAATCGAAAGGATGAATCTGTCCCGAAGGTCGGGAGTTCCGAGCGTGCCGTCACATAGGTTCCATCCGCTGGGGATACTCGCTTTCAGTCCGGACCACATGGCGATTATTCCGGATGGTATCGAGCCCCCAGAACCTATATCCATGTGCGGCATTTACGTAACCTCCACGCTCTTAGTAACACCATCGGACTGGACCATGAGGTAATGTTTCCCCGCAGTAGTATCGTGCCATACCACTAGGTCGCCATTATCAGTTAATGTCGGCGCGACCCCGGCACTAACCACATAGCGCGCCGCTCCCCCCGAAAACGGAAAGCTCCGTCCACGGTTTCCGAATCCCTTAAGCGGAGAAGTCGGCATACCCCAGTTGCCATAATTCAGAGAGCAACCGATAAAGACATCTGGTATTGTGGTGCTCGTTGAAACATATCCGGTTCCGCCAGCATTGAGTTCGAATCTACATGCGATAAATTTGCCGTCAGGAGCGCCATACGCCGTAGCATGGCTTAGGATCGTATATCCATCTACAGGACTGCATCTGAATTGGCAACCATGGAAAGTGTGGTCTGACCCGCATAATTTGACCATCGGATTGCCAACATAGGCACCCTCGAAATCGCATTGAACCCATGTGCTCTCGCCGATTCCCGTTAGGTCTACACCGTAGGTTCCCGCTGTGTGATTATAGGGCAGGAAAACGCGGCATCCCGCAAAGAGGAGTCTGTGAAGGATTCCTGTTGGAATGTCGCCCCTGATGACATTGTTATCGGAACCGCTGAACTCGCAATCTATAAAGGTGAATTGCCCGCAATCTCCGCTAACGCTATTTGCGAATCGGAAGGCGGTTTTTATCCCGTCCTGCATCCGTATCGTTTGAAAGAGCCCGTACCAGCAATCGACATCGGTAACGATGGCTCCGGCGGTCGCGCCGTTTCCGGAAAAGTTTTTCATTACTAAGTCCCTGAGGGTCGTTCTTTGTCCATAGTTCATGTAAACGCCCCTTGCATCCGTGGCTGTTCCGGAATGGTCTATCGTCATGCCTTCCAGGAAATGGTTCTTAGGGTCGTTAACGGCTTTGCCCAATACAAATCCGTCAATGTTCCCCTGAACTTCGAAAGTAACCGCGCCTGGCCCAGGCCCCTTTACCTTTTGGTTGAGCTGATTCATGTTTACGGATTTGGTCAGCGGGTATGGTGTACTATCCGGTCGGACACCTACGGCAACCCCAGGAGCGCCCAGACATAAGTTGAGAACGTCGGCGACATTGTTCCCCGAAAATGCAACGCTTCCGTCCTTGCCATCGATAGCTACATAACTCCCGCTTACAGGATTGTAGTAGAAGATATACGATTCCTGCGCAACAAACGGACCTGCACCTGTACCCGCCGCCCACTTGACGCCCAATGCCTGGGCGGAATCGGCGGTCAGAACCTGGTTATTGACCCCAGTTCCAAGCGTTTGGAATGTCCCAGCAGCATCGGCCGCCAATATGTCGCCCTTCGCATACCCGGTACGTCGGACCCCGGGCTGGTCTAGCTTTATTCCCATTGTCAGAGCCTCCCAAGCCAGTTCAGCGTCGCAGTCAGCGATGCCGACTTAGCATAGATCAGATTGACGTTCGAGACCGGAACGATTATGGAAGCTCCCGGAGTGAGGGCGATCGGCTGCAACGCCGCATCTCCGATCAGCACATTCACAGTATTGGCCGGGTCGGCCTGGCATAATACTTCGACACACGGCTGATCTGCAGCGACTGCGGAAGCCGTTGTCGTGCAGACCTTTGTGCCGGCAGCTATCCCGGCCGACACGGCCGCATTGGCCTCGTTGATCGTCGTGCCGTCCTCGCGCAGTGCTCTCCCCGTTCTCGGGCTCATCTCGTTTATGGACATTTTATACCTCCGTCTATGAGACACAGCGGATGAAGGAGTCTCATATTATGATTCTCCTAGTCTATGGACGTCGCTTAGGTGAGCCATGTCTTCGCCTCACAGCGCGAACCAATTGACGTTCCCGGTCAGGCTTGCCATCTTGACGTAGATGAGCGCAGCGTTCGCAATCGGTATCAAGGTGCTCACCTGCCCCGGCGGGAGTACCATGGTCTGGCCGACGGAGCCGCCATATAGCACATTGGTTGTATTCGCCGGGTCGTTCTGCAATTGGACCAGCGAACAGACTAGCGTGGTCGTCAGGGGCGCAGGCGTAGTCGTAGCGGCCAATGTTCCGCAGCCCTTGATGCTCGCTGGAACTGCTGCATCAGCGAGGTTAGCACTCGTTCCGTCTTCGCGGAGCGTTCTCCCGGTTTGTGGACTCATTTCGTTGATACTCATATTCTACCTCCATTGCGAAAGGAAAAATTAAAGGGGAGGCGTTGCCGCCTCGCGTTCATCAGCTGATGTGCCTCGGGTTGCTGCGAACTACGCATGCGCCGTACACGCCGCCGGTGGTCGCTCCGCTCACCGTCGAGACAACCTTCAGGTACCTCTTCGATCCCTTGTACCCGAACTTCTGCACGGAGCTTCCGCCCGCCGTGCTCGTGAGCGTGGGGGGCGTGCCGATCAGGTCTGCGGCCGCGACGGCGGTATATGTGCCGCCGGATGTGGCGCACTCCGTCAGGCTGATCACGTGCGTCCCGTCGGTGATCACACCTGCATCGACGAGGATCTCTGCGCTCTCGTAGTTCTGCAGGTCGACCGCCGTTCCGGTTGTAGTCGTGGTCGTCGCCTTCGGGATCAGGCTCGTCACTGGCGAAACTTTCGAATCGATGCTTTTGCTTGTCATCTCGTCACCTCAGCTCACCGATATCTTCAGCTTCTTGACCGCCTCGGCCAGGACCACCTGGCCTCCGACGCGGCCCCTGGCCGTGTACCTCGCGCAG